CCCGGCGGGAATACTACCCCCGGCGGGAATACTACCCCCGGCGGGAATACTACCCCCGGCGGGAATACTACGCCCGCCGGGGATGATACGCCCGGCGATTGATCTTCTCCGCGAGACGCTTACAGCCGCGATGCAGGACGGCGCGGGGATCACCCAGATGCGCGGCTTGATCCAAGAGGTTATGGGCGAGTCGGCGACGCGTTACCGGGCTGAGATGATAGCCCGCACTGAGTCGGCGCGGGGCTTCGAGGCAGGCCGAAATATGCAGATGGTTGAGGCAGGCTTTAGCCGCAAGGTATGGGTAGCGACGCCGGAGGCTTGCGAGTTCTGTCTGAGCATCGACGGGATGACAGTAGACGCGGGCGAGGACTTCTTCAAGCGCGGCGATCAGATAGCGCTTGAGCGGGACGGAAGTGAAGAAGATGCGCCCGACGTCGCGGCGCTTAATCTCGATTATGATGACACTCCTCACCCGCCGCTTCATCCGAACTGCCGTTGCGTGACACAATACGAGGAATGATGAACATCAACCATTTATGCGAGTGCGGAACCAAAGTAGCACTTAATACCGATGACTGCCAGATAGCGACGTGTAACACTTGCGGTGCGACGTGGAAGCTTGATACAGACGCGGGCGAGGTTATCCGCCTGCGTGTTCGCTCGTTCCGCGATACAGTGAATAACAAGGGGGATGGCTCCCATGAAGAGTAAATTGAACTTGAACAGGTTGAAGACCGTGCTCCCTACGGCAACCATTGAAGCCCTCGACAGTGAGGGCTTTTTTGATGCGCCAGAGGCGATAGTCAAGCGGCGCCAGGTAAATGCGCCTGTCGAGTCATTGGAAGAGGGTGAGCGGGCCGCGATCCGTTACATCTCTACTCGTGACGTTGACCGCGATAGAGAAGTGCTCGTGCCCAAGGGCGCGATGATGGATCACTTCCAGCTTGCGCCGCAGGTGCTCTGGGGGCATGACTACAGCCTTCCGCCTATCGGCAAAGCGGAGTGGGTTGCAGTTGATGACTATGGCTTGAAGTCCAAGACCGTCTATGCCGAAACCGAGCGGGCTGAAGAGGTATGGCAACTCGTTAAGGGTGGGTTCTTGTCGACTGCATCGGTTGGGTTCCTGCCGATTGAGCGCACGTTCAAGGGCCAACAGGGTTGGGCGCAGACTGTGGAGAAGCTGAACCGCGCTTGGCAAACCGACTTGGAAGCCGCCGGTGCGGAGATAGTGACAACGAAATGGAGTCTGCTGGAATATAGCGACGTCCCCGTACCGGCAAACCCCTACGCGCTCGTGACGGCCATTGCCAAGGGATTGAATATCCAACCGGAGATGCTAGAAGCGTTGGGACTGGATGAGGACTTAACTCCTGTTATCGAGGCGAGCACCGAACCGCGCCGGTTCGTGATTCCGTTTGCACAGACGCCGAAGCGCGTCATTGAGCTTGTATCAACTCCACGGGTAGACCCGAGGGTGATAGCGATAGAAACCATAAACCAAATGCGGGGGAAGGTTTAGATCACGCGCGGGGTGAACCCCGGCGGCGTGAAGTGTAACTGTATCTCCCTGCTCATCTTAAACAAACGAGGTGCAAAATGCAGACGATTAAGCTGCTGAAATCGTGGGATGCGTTCGACGTCGATACCATCCTGCGCGTAGACGAGAAGACGGCAAGCGAGCTGATTGAAGCGAAGACTGCTGTCATTTATGACGAGGACGCTGAGAAGAAACAGGCCGAGGCGCAGGCCGAAGCCGAGAGCCGCATCATCGCGGCTGTCAAGTCGGCTGTCAAGGAAGAGATCGAGGCGACTGCCCCGGTCGTGACGAAGGTTTACGAGCGAAGTGACGATGACCCGAAGGCGGGCTTCAAGCACTTCGGCGAGTTCGCCGCGTCCGTCAAGAGCGTCGCTGTCGGCAAGGGGCTTGACGAGCGCCTTGCGAAAGCCCCGGCTGGAATGTCAGAAACCATCGACGCCGACGGCGGGTTCGCCGTCCCGGAGGAGTTCCGCGCGGAACTGCTCAAGAACACCTACGAGAAAGCCGCCGTCGCGGGCCGCGCCCGGGCTATCCCGATGGCTTCGCGGTCGCTGGTTATTCCGCGTATTGCCGAGTCAAGCCGTGCTGACGGTTCCCGCGCCGGTGGCGTTCGCGCCTACTGGGGTGCTGAGGCCAATAACGGCACGGCGGTCACGTCGAGCAAGCCCGGTCTTGGCCAGGTAAAGCTTGAGCTTAACGACCTGTTCGCGATGGTCTATGCGACTAACGACATGCTTGAGGACTCTGCCATTTCGATGGAGCCGCTTATTAACGAGGTTGTTGCTGACGAACTCGCGTTCGCACTTGATGAGGCTATCATCAACGGCACGGGCGCGGGCACTCCGCTCGGCATCCTCAACGCCGCCTGTCTGGTGAGCGTTGCCAAGGAAGTAGCGCAGACCGCCGCTACACTCGTCTTCGAGAACGTTGCGAAGATGTGGAGCAGGATGCACGGCAGGAGCCGCGCTAACGCGGTCTGGTTCATAAACCAGGACATCGAGCCGCAGTTGTTCACTATGGGGATCACGGTCGGCACGGGTGGTATTCCCGTCTACCTGCCCGCCAACGGTGCGGCTGGTTCGCCGTACGGCACGCTCTTCGGCAGGCCGGTTATACCGATTGAGAACTGCGCGACACTGGGCACGGTTGGCGACATCATCCTCGCTGACATGACTCAGTACCTCCTCGGACAGAAGACCAACGGCATCGATGCTCAGACCTCGATGCATGTCAAGTTCACCACCGATGAAATGGCGTTCCGCTTCAAGTTGAGAGTGGACGGCCAGCCGTGGTGGTCCTCGACACTAACTCCCTACAAGGGAAGCTCTAACACAGTTTCCCCGTTTGTCGCCCTCGCGACCAGAGCTTAGGAGGCCTTGCGATGAAAGCTACTCATCAGGATGTTAAAATAGTCGAGGCCATCGCTCCCGTGAACACCACTGGGGCGGCTCAGACAGGCAACTACGTGAGCCTTGAGAACTACCGCTACTGCACCATCGTCATTCAGACAGGTGCATGGGCGGGCGGTACTTCCGCCGTTACGGTTAATAAGGCGACCGACGTAAGCGCAACCGGCGCAACCGGTGCAACCATCGAATATATGTATACCAACGATGGCGCGGCGACCACCGACACGCTGACAAAGACGGCTGTGACAAGCGACACGTTCAACCTCGACGCTGAGAACTCGATGTATGTCATCGAGATTGACGCTGCTGCGCTTGGCGCGTATGACTGCATCAGTCTTTCGACTGCTACACCCGGCTCTAACAATGACTACGTGAGTGCGGTTTACATTCTCAGCGGCGCGCGCTACCCGCAAGGTGAGAGTCCCAAGCCGTCCGCGTTGCTTGACTAGTTCTCGATCCGATTCACGGGGCCGAACATTCGGCCCCGTGTCTCTGTTCGTGTCGGCCCGACAAGGGCCAGTGAAAGGAAACCACTGACATGGCAGACAGATGCAAACATAATCTACACGGTTGGCAAGTCTGGTACGACTCCGCCAACGGCCTCAAGGAAGTGATTCCGGCTAACCCCGGCATTTACGTCTATGACGACTTCCTTCAGGTTGCGGCCACCGACTTGACAGCCTCGACAACGTGGGAGGTTACTACGGCGTCAGGCACGGCGGCGGTAGCTGCTGGTGAATCCGCAGGCGAACACGGTATAGCCCGCATCACGAGCCACACAACTCCCGATGATAACGGGACTGTGCTCTACTTGCCACAGCCGCTTTATCCGGCTTACGATCCCGTAGTTGAATGTCGAGTACGCATCAACTCGGCGGCGTCATCAAAGCTGGCGTTTGGCTTCGCCGACGCTACAGCGGTCGCGGCGGCAACGAACCTTGGGACATACGCAACGGCGACGCCTGCGGTTACAGGTGATGACGGTGCATTGTTCGTATGGGACACTGACGCCACGACCGACTATCTCTACTACATGAGCCAGAAGGGCGCGGCCACTGAACAGAGCGGCACGGCCTATGCCGGTGCACTTGCGGCGGATACGATCTACTCACTCCGTGTCCACCTGCAAGACGACGGCACAACGACCACGGCGTACTTCTACTTTGACGGCACGCTGGTTGGGACGTTGAGCGAGGCGGTAACTCGCACTACTGCGCTGTATCCTGCGATCAGCGCGGCAACGGCGGTCAACCTGACGGCCAAGCATATTGAGGTAGACTATATGCGGGTTTGGGCGCGACGCGTCTAGGCTCGTAACCGGAGAACAGGAAGCAACCGGGGCAGGGATGAACTCCCTGCCCCTTTTCAGTTAGAGGCGACTTATGAGCACGTTCATTGCAACCGCTGATGTTGATACATACCTGGGAACAAACAGCTTCACTGAGGCGCAGAAGACGGCGGCGATCAATGCCGCTTGTGGTGTGGTGAACCAGTATTGTGGAGCTGACTTCGGGACAGACAGTGTGGCTGAGTGGGTTGAAGTCGATGGTTCAACGTTCCGGCTGTCGCGGTTGCCGCTCTCATACATAATCACAGTTACCGGTCATCTGACAAACGTTGCAGGAGTCACGATAAGCGATGGCAGTCTGACGGATTATC